TATCCCAAGGGAATTTAGCTCCTGTGTGTGAGAATGACGTTAGTGACCGCGATATGGAAGTTAATCCTTGGGCCGGCGTTGTTATGAATGAACTCCCTGTTAGTGAGGCATCCAGAATTACAAATGCTGAGAATCTTGAGAAGGTAGCGTTTAAGAATTTGTGTTATGTTGAAATGGAACTTGCAAATACGAAGCGATTTTGTAATGCATTTTTTATTGGTTCAAATATAGCACTTTTTCCGCAACACATGCTTGTTGAAGACTCTGTTAAGGCAACTTTTACTAAGTATGATCCAGAGAAGATTGGAGCATCATTTCATTGTATCATTAGCAAGTCTGCTAGTGTTATGATAGATGGTACAGATTTGGCTCTGGTGTATGTGCCTAATGGTGGAAGTTGGAGAGATTTATCCAAATTTTTGCCACTAGGTGCAATCAGAAGTTGCCCGGCATCTTTGCTCTATAAAACGAGTGAAGGTAAACTGAAGAAGGGCCTAACTCGTGTTGATCCAAAGCGCGTATGTACTTATAAGTCATTCGATGGTTATGAGTACAAATTAGATTTTCCCACTTTCAATGGGTTGTGCATGGCGGTCCTTGTAAGCCAAAACAAAGCACCTTGTATCTTGGGATTTCACCTCGGAGGAATCTTGGGACAGGGACACTCTGTTGCTGGTTCATTGACATTGGATCAATATCTAGATGCAAAACATAGTCTTGGGATAATACCCGGGGTTATTTTGTGTAAAGATAGTGGGAACTTGCCTACGGAACAATATGGTGTACAATTCTATGAGGGACCTAAATTACATGCGAGGAGTCCAGTTGCCTTTCTTGAAAAAGGCTGTAGTATGGAATTCTATGGTCAATGTGCAGGACGCTCTACACCAAAAAGTGATGTTCGTGAAACCCCAATTTCTTCAATCGTGCATTCAGTGTGCGGAGTGCCCCAACAATGGGGTGCTCCAAAGATGCACCCATGGAAACCTTGGCGCGATACGCTTATTCATGCTGTTAACCCTACTGTTGGATTGCCTGTGGAGTTGTTGCAACGAGCTGTTCTTGACTATAAGGCTCCCTTGTTGGAGAAGTTGGAACAGTCTTTTTTACGGATGCAAATAGCACCGCTTACAGAAATGCAGACTGTGTGTGGTATTGATGGAAAGCGTTTTATTGATAAGATGCCTCCCAATACTTCAGTGGGATATCCATTGCAGGGCCCTAAGTCACAGTTTTTGACTTACTATGATCCGGAAGATTATCCAGATTTTAATTGTCCTGCTATGTTTGACGAATTTGTTATGGATGAAGTCAAGAAGTATAAGGATACTTACATCTCTGGTGAGAGAGTGTACCCCATCTTCAAAGCTTCTTTGAAAGATGAGCCAACTAAATTGACAAAAGACAAGGTACGAGTGTTTCAAGCAGCACCAGTAGCTTTTCAATTTTTAGTTCGGCAATACTTTCTTCCTGTGGCAAGATTGTTATCCATATATCCACTCATTTCAGAGTGTGCTGTAGGTGTCAATGCTCAGGGTCCTGAATGGGACCAGTTGGCGAAGCATATGAATAAATTTGGCAAAGATAGAATTTTAGCTGGCGATTATAGTAAGTATGATTTGCGCATGCCTGCGCAAACTATGTTTGCTGCTTTCGACATTATGATCGATATAGCTCGCCAAAGTGGAAATTATACTGAGGATGATATTTCTATTATGCATGGAATAGCAACTGATGTATGTTATCCACTTGTAGCTTACAATGGTGATCTCATACAATTGTTTGGTTCTAATCCTTCAGGACAGAATTTAACAGTTTATGTCAATTCCATTGTTAATTCTCTAAATTTGCGTTGTGGTTTCTTTCAGATGTATCCCAAGCACACTAATTTCCGATCGGTATGCTCTTTTATGACTTACGGTGATGATGTAAAAGGTTCTGTTAAG